ACATGAAGGAATATAGCGTTCAAAACGCAAAGGACTAGTCCATTGTATAACTGCAACATAGTCTATATTGTTCTGTGCATTAAAGTATTCCATTGTAGTTCGTAGTATTCTATCATTACTGCCGCCTCTAATTGATAGATTAGTAACAGAGTCAAACCCAGGCAGTTGATTTGCCCAAACATAATCTAGTGGTGGTGCTATGTTCCCATCAGCAGTATGTACATCACCATTGCCTGCTGTAAAACTACATCCATTTACAAACAATTTTGTCATAGCATTTTTGCCTGTACTTGTATCTTTAGTTTATTACTAATTGCATTATCTATAATGCTTTTCATTGTTAATAATCTTCCATATTTGTTAACTGCATCTGCAACATCTTTGCATTCAGGTGACCATTTAGGAAAACTTACTTCCCAACCTAGTTCTACTGCTTTTGCTATTAAGTCTTTACCTGCACTATCTTTATCAGGACATAGTATAACACGCTTATTAAGTTTAGCAATCAATTGTGCTTGTTCAGATGTTACGCCATTACCTAACACACTTATACCATCTATGAGTATTGCATCAAATACTCCTTCTACAACTATAACAAAGTTTCTATCGCTGTTTACATATCTGTCTATATTAAACACATACCCACTTTGCATATTTAACAAATACTTAGCAGTTTCTTTGTTAGGTGGATTTATATGCCTGCCTGTCCAACCAACAAGTTCGTTATTATACATAAACGGTACAACTAAACGCTTTTTGTATAGACTGTTATTAATATGCATTAAAGGAAAGTTGCCTAACAATCCTCTTTGTTCTGCATACTCTTTAACTGGGTGTCCGTCTTCTAAATGTTCTACTAATGTAGTTTCTTCTGGCAACTGATGTGTTTTAAAACTAGCCTCTGCGTAAACATACTCTGTGCTATCCTCAATTTCTAATTCCTCAGAATATTTCATTAAGTCTAAAACAACTTTGTGTATGTCTGCAATAGCCACACCTAATGTTTCACATAGCTTTCTATATTTTCCACCTAACTTTGGACCAGGTGCCCAGCCGGTTGTATATCCGCAATTGAAACAGTGGTAACTTATTTTAGCACTACTTTGAATTACACCTGCACGTTTTCTTTTGTCGCTACATAGAGGACAATCAAACGTTATCCAACCACTAGGAGTTTTGCCAGAGTTTAAGGGCAAATTATCCATAAGTAATCGATGTACTTGGTCTACTAGTTCATGATGATGCATATACAGTTATTATAACAGCATTATGCTAAGATGTCAATTAATTTCTTAACTGAAACTTATCTATTGTGCCGGCTGTTGGATGATATTTAACTCTAATCCAATTAGTGTTAATTTTAAAGTTGTAAGGATCTACTATAGTTGTTGCTGTAGTGATGGGAATTGCTGGTTCTCCAATGTCACCTTGTACATTTATGTCATACCAATCAGTATCAGATGAGGGTGTTGTTTCTAATGCACTACCTTGTAAGTGAATATTACCAGTAAAGTCTGTTAGGTAAAATGCACATGTATGAGATCCGTTTTGGTTATTATCCATATTGCCAAACATTGCACTAGTAACAAACGTATTGGCGGCATCGCCTAAATCAGTATTTGCTGTTTGTGTAAATGTTGTTGTTTCTTGAGTTGCAATTGGTTCGTACTCTAACGAGCTCTTTACTTCCAAGTCTGTTACAATTCGGTCATTTTGGTTTGCATACAACGGATATTCTGATTCACCATCATCTGCAGACTCTGTAATAGCAATAGTATAAAGCCCTGCACCAATGTTGTTCAAATCTGATGGGACCAAATCAAGTGTTGCTTCACCCGTTGTACCGCTGTTAACCAAAGTAAGTTGCTTGAGCATTATTCTACGTTTAGTATTTGGATTCATTATAGTTGCATATAGAGTCTTAGTGCTAATATTTTGCAAAGCTCTATCTCTATTTCTTACAAAGAAACTTAACTTATTATTAAACCCTTTGTGGACTGTTAATTTATTTTGATTCATAGGTCTGTTATCCGTTTTTATGCCTTCTGTCGTTAAAACTAGGTCTAACGACTGGTTTCCTAAATTATATATTGTATGACTACCGTTAAAGGACATTTTTTAATTCCATGTTTGTTATGTATTTATCCATTTTGTCTATAAATACTTTGGATGACTAATGAGACTAACCTACAAGAGAAATTCCCTTTTTTAACTGGAATGTCGTACAACGGTAAAGACTACGTCGGCATTGTCCAGAACAAAGATAATCAAATTATAAGTTTTTACGATATTGACAAATGCCGTAACAGTAAAGAGAAGAAAATAATGATGGAATGTGGCGACTTATGGTGGTGGGAATCTAATAGGATGTTACCAATCGATGTATTTCTGTTCCATGAGATGCAACAATTTGGGCATTGTGTTAGTACGTTTATTTTAAAAGAGACTGAAGTACTTTTTGGGCCTGTAACTAGTATGCAAAACATACTTAAAAAGCGGATCAAACGTAGAAGTATTCAGTTAGTTAAAAAAACAGACACACCCGAATAAGGCGTTAGCCTAATTGCTCTATAATTAAATTCAATTGCACTATAATAGCTGTAGCATAACCAATTGCATGACTTCTTTTGAAAAAGTAACTATCAGTTTGTTCCCATACTTCGCTTAATATTACTTCCCAACTATTACCGACTAAGTGTCGTTTGCCTGGTCGTATAAGTGCAAGTATTATTGCCAAGTCTTCTACACTTTTAGGTAAGTGTTGCTTAACAATTTCGTAATGTTTATTAATATGAAACAGTTGGTCAACAATTTCTTTATGCTCAAACAACTCCCACATAGGTTCTGTTGCTAAAAGTTTATCTAAATGCTCTTCACTTTTAACACCATTGTAAATATGATTATTCAATACATCTAATTTAAAGTAACCAACTGCTTCTGCTTCTTTATGGTCTATTGTACTAATACCTTTTAACGGAAACATAGGAATAGGTTGCACATACACACCAGTGTTATGCTTTTCAAATTCTATTCCACGTTTGATACTCGCTGGTGTATGTTCAATAAGTTCTAGTAACTTATCTCTATCAGCCATATCAATGTCTACATCAAAATCTATATTCATAATTCTTTTCCAGCAAAATCTGATGCCATTGGAAATACTTTTGCAATAACTTCTGCAATAGCGTGAGCTAGTTCCATATGCTCTAACTGTGTACCGTTAGCACCACGTAATCCAATATAATGAATCCAACTACGAAGCGTACCGTTCACATAGAGTCTACTTAACGTGTTACCTTCCGGTAGTACTGCTCTTGCTTGTTCTTTTGCAATGCCTTTGCTTATAGCCCAATTGTATGCGTCTAGTGAAGCATCTATAACTCGCTGTTGCTTGTTTTTCCATTCACCTTGAAGTACTGCATGTCCATCCATCTCAGGATCAAGCTCAATACTATTTTGCCTATTAACAGGATCTTGTAGTCTTGCTTTTCTAACTTCGAACTCTAAATCCTTTGTTGGATCTGCATAACGTTGACTAAACTCTTGGAAACTAAAACTTCTATGTCTCAACAATTGTCTAGCAATGTCTCTAGTTGTTTCTACTTCCATACAAACACTTACCATCTCAAGTGGACTCCAGTGTTTATGGTGAATAAGATAATTAACAAGTCTCTCGTTTGAAGCTGTATTGTGTTGATTTTCTGGATTGCTTACCTTAGCACAATACGCCACTAAACCTAAAAGGCTTGAGTCTCTCATATCATCTCCTATAGTTGGTGTAACTACTGCAGGTGATTGACTGTAACTAATTATGGTTGCTTTCATAGATTTGCTTCCTCGCATGTTTGTTTAATTTCTGCTACTTCGTCCTTGTTCTTTTTAAATAGTCTCATCCAAAATGGAGGATCTATGTTATCTTGTATCATTTTTACTTGTTCATCATTAAAACGTTCTAGTAATGTTCCGCCTGTGTCACTTAAATACAATACCCATGGACTTACTTTACCTGAACGTATATCATATACTGCTCTACTAGGAGATACATTAACAAAGTATGTCTGCCATGCTTCGTTATGTTCTTCTCCCCACTTAGACATATAAATTATAGTTCGCTCTAATGCTTTTAGACCAGGCTCTTTTTTTACATATTCTTTTAAAAACTTATCGTACTGTGCATCTGATATCCATAACTTTAGTTTTACGCCTGTTTTAATTAACCATTCTGTAAACAATTCTGGGTGTAGCCATTCGTTAACTTGACATGCTCTGCCAAATTTAACAAACGATCCATAATAAGGACTTACAATAAAGTCTTCTATAGACTTAGGATGTTTAGCACTAGTATTCAAATCATAAAACATTTGGAATGCACGGTGGCTTAATCGTATGTGGCTCATATCTTTGTCTGCAAATCTTCTTTTCTTTACACACATATGAACTGCCAAAGTAGTCTCTGACTTAAATGTCTTTTTGCACCATTTACATTCCATTATTTAAATATCTCTTTTATCTCTTTATCAGGTACGCCGGCATCTTTAACATATTGCTTGAGTTCATCTTTTGTGTTTATACTTAATAATAACCCTACCTCATCATGCTTTAAATGTGGCAGTAGTTCTGATATTGCTGTAAACACTTTGTTCTTCTTTTTTCTAATGTTCGGCGGTTTAATATATTCATGATTCTGTGGTTTACCACAACCGGCTACTGTAAACAATAGCCATTGCAGTTCTGGATGTTTACTAACATCGCTGAATCTATTATTAATACACTCGTTGACCATATACAAGTAGTCTGCCGACATATTACCTCTAACACAACTAGCATAACGCATCATCATCCAAACACTAAATGCCTTTTTCTTTTCTGCATCAAGGCTAGTATACCAGCCACGGTCTTTTACGTCAATAGCTCGCATAACTTCTGATAATGGTATAGCCGGTGCCTTCTTCTTAGCCGCCATGATAATCCTTGTATGTTTGTATAAAGTCAGGTTCGCCTTTTGCCACGTTAGCTTTCCATGTGTCTCCTGTGTCGTCATCAGCAGTATCGCTGATATATTTATAACAATGGAAATCTACGCCTTCATTTTTACAAACTTTTGCAATTGCAAAGGCTTCCATTTCAACTATATCTGTGGGTATGTCTAATTTAGGATCTGTAATGAAATCATCACCTGTGCTACAAGAAACTCCTTCACCAATAACTATCTTTCTGCTGTTTGGTTCATAAGGAGTCTCTCCTAGTTTAATGCCAAACTGTGTACAATTCATATCACGTTGTACAACTACACCAACTTGATGTATGCCTTCATGTAATGTGATACCGCCGGCGGTGCCGAAGTTCCATACACGTTCTGGCTTATATCGTTCTACTAACTTCGCCGCAGTAATACCTGCATTAACCTTACCTACTCCAGTAAAGAAAACGTTTTCCCATGTAGCCATTTCAGGAGCCTCTTGGGCCAATGCTATTAAAATTATGTCTTTTATATTACTCACCTTCAAATTCAATTAGTGTGTTTACGTTGTATCCATGTTGTTCTATTATAGCACTTCCTTGTAGTGTGGGCAAGTTTATTAGTGCTAAAATTAAAATATTTTCTTTTGGTACAGCAAAATGTTCATGTACAATATCAGCACATGCTATTGCTGTGCCGCCTGTTGCAATTAAATCATCAATAATAACAACATTGTCATGCTCAGTTATTTCTGTAATCTTTTGTATTTCTAAACTTGTACTTCCATACTCTAGGTCAAAATCACGGTTGTGCGTTTCGTTTGGTAACTTGCCTGGTTTCCTTGCCATTATAAACGGCAGTTCTAAATCTCTGGCAATAGGGGCTCCAAATATAAACCCTCTACTTTCAATGCCAATAAGTTTAGTAGCACCAAAGCTCATTGTTAGCGAACTCAAATCTAATAGCGACTTATTAAACGCTAACGGATTTTCTATTAGGCTTGTGATGTCTCTAAATGCAATACCTGCTTTTGGAAATCCTGATACTGTTCTAATATATTCTTTTAAATCAATATTATAACTATTCGATATCGGCGAGCTCATCTTTTTCCCCATATCTTTTCCCAAGCATCTGCATACTTCTTTTGGTCTCCTTTTCGTGACCTTTGCCTAGAGCCTTTACCGCCATGCCATTCACCTTTGCTTGGTTTCTTTTCTTCTGCTTTACTTGGTTCTGCTTTACTTGGTTCTGCTTTACTTGGTTCCGCTTTACTTGGTTCCGCTTTACTTGGTTCCGCTTTACTTGGTTCTGCTTTACTTAGTTTTGGTTCCTTTTTTTCCGTCATTCTTTCCAGCCCCTCATCCTAGTCAATCAAATCACCTATTTCTATTTCTTGTGGTATTTTATTTGCCTCTTTAACAAACATGGCACACTTTGGATTGGCTTTAGATTCCAAAGGAACCATTAACATGTGTCCATTCTTTAATTTAGGAAAAAACCATTTAACATCTTGGAAGATGTTTGTGATTTTAATTTCCACCGGATTCAATAGAGAGCCGCTTAATGGATTAAATATGACTGTTAAAAATCCTCTATTGTTCAAACTCGTTAGTGGAATAACTTCTACTCCGGTTAAATCTTCATCTGTGATTGCTATACTCCAATCCATTGGCATTTGGATATTGTATTCTCCAATCTGCAAACATATTGCTGGTGCATAAAAACTCTCTAGGAATATAAGTGGTAAAAAATAGTAATCCATAAACGTCGGATCTGTTGTATCAAAAACACAAAACCGAATATCATCTATCTGATCCGGTACTTGGTCTATTTCAAATACTGTATTATCGACTGTTAATATTTTCATTTATACTCCACTTTGGTAACTTGAAATTTAAAAGATTGCTCTTTGTAGAAGGCTTTTCTTTTTGTCAAATGGCGTTTACTATATTTTAAATTACTAGTTACATCAATTACCTGTAAATAGTCCTTGTCTTCTGCTTTACGGATTCCCCTCCCTATACTTTGTATTACCCTTACAAAACTCTTGCCTGGTTCAAGTAATACAAGATTAAAAATCCTAGGTATGTTAATACCAACTGCGGCAACTCCGTAAGTTGCTACAATTACTTTATTGTCCATGTCGGATACTTCAGCATATTCTGCCTGCCTATCTTTCACTTTCATTGCACCTGATATAAATGCCCAATCAGGATTTCTTTCTTTAAACATTTCTCCCGTTTTAATTCTATCAATTAGCACTAGTGTATTTCCGTTGTTAGACAATCCATTAATAATTGAAGACAAGTGGTCTATACGTTTAGGATCTGTTACTAGCCACTTTAGTTCTTGTGCATAATTAGTAAAGCCTTGTACGCCATCTTGCATTTGAAAAATATTAATATCTAGGTTTGCTAGGACGCCTTTATCTTGTAACTCTTTACTGCTTAAATTTCCAGTAACTGGGCCTAAGCAACAAGTACATCCAACTGCTTCGTGTTCTTCTTGTGGTATTGTGCCTGTTAATCCCCAACGGATTGGAACATTAGCAAACACTCCTCCTAATAGTTTTTGAAGTACGTCAGCTTTTGCTTTGTGTACTTCATCTACTATAATACAAACTACTCCATCTAAGAACTCGTCTATTGGAAAGTCTGCTTCAAACTTTTTACTCTTCTTTTCTAATACTGCTAAACTTTGCCATGTACAAATAGTATGAGTTTTGTCATATTGTTTTCTATCGCCAAACAACACACCAACATCAAGTCCTAAAGTCTTATAATCTTTTTCTGTTTGTACTACTAAGTCTTTGTTAGGTACAATAACTATACTACGCCCATATGGCTCACAGATATCGCTTAAGGCGGCTGTTATGAGCGTCTTGCCTGCTCCTGTAGCCACTTCCTGTAAGCTCTGTGTATTCTTTAAAAAGTTATTAATAACTTCTACTTGATAATCTCTTAGTATTACTGGCGAACCTTCTGCTGGGTGACCTTTGGACCACATAGTGTTTTCGTATTTTAACTCTGTTACAGGATCAAACTCAAATTTCCATTCGGTCCTCTGGTCATCTAATTCTATACTATATCCGCTGTCTTGAACTATGGGTAGTAATTTATCCAATAAGTTCATATATGTTCTGCCGCCAATATCACAATACCTAATACACCCGTCCCACCTGCCAAGTTTATAAGCAGGCATGTGATAAGCGTAAGGTAAAAAGTATTTCGCCGCATCTGACATCTTACGTCTTGTTGCTGGATCTAATCCTGCAAACTTTACGTTAACTTCATCGCGAATCTCTAAAACACATTTAGGCATAATTTATTATACTACTAGTTGTACTGAATTGTCAAGTTAATTTCTCTACCTTTATTATTTATTACCATACTTTAGAATAACTCCCATGATCTACATCATTGATAGACAGTGAAAATGACAGAGTATTTGAAAGAGTATGAAACCTCCTACAACAATTCCTGTCCATTTTCCTATAACTTTAAGTTTAAATGTTTTCATTAAATTTTCTCCTTGAATGCTAATAACATTGTCGCGGCAAAAGTAAACATCTTGTTCATACTTCTCCTCGTTTAAAATGTTATTATATTATTCTTTTGTTTTTTAATATATGTAATTATACACTTTACTGCGTCAATATATAATATAATTATACACTTTACTGCGTCAATGTCAAGTAATTTCTGTTACTCGATTACATAAAAGGTGAAGCCCGGAGGGGATCCGGGCTTCGTGGTGCTCTAATTAGGGGATGACTAACAATCGAGCACCGGGGGAACTGTTAGTTAAACGTGTTATACTGTGTCCTGATATGAAACGTATCCCTTCATACAAGTAGTTCTTGCAAGTCTGGTCCAGTTGGTAGGATCCATTCTTTTAAGATCCGAAATCTTCAGTACCATTCTCAAACTAATTTCTCTCAAAGCTTCTTGGTTCTCTGTCATAAAGTTAATAACTTCTTTATCACCATCTTCACCAAACTTGTATTCTTCGAGCATACCATCTTTAACAATCTGGTTAATCCTCAAGAATTTGTCTCTCCGTGAGTTCATTGTAAGATCTAAATAATGACATCTTGACATAAGTGCCGATAAGTGACCTCTAATCTTTTTGCTACGAACGTTCTCAAAATCAACGTTGGTAATAAAAATACAACCACCTTTGAATTCAAACCTATCCGGAATACCTTCTCTACGCAATGCATTGGATTCTGACTTCCAACTAATAAAACGTTTTTTGCCTGAGTCCAAAGTAGCCTTCAACATGTTTAAGCAAACTTCATCAAACAACACACTATCACAATCATCAAATACAAGTATGTTACCTGGAGAAGAATTGTTATATAGTGTTTGGAACAAACCAATTGGAGTAACCGACCCTTTAACAATCTCAGTCCTCGCAGGCTTGCCAGCAACTTCAGTAAGCATGTCGTAATCTTCTAGTACAGTTTCTACACCATAAGATTTACCAACGCCCGGAGGTCCACTAACAATCATACCACGTACTGTGCCTTCCGCTACAGCATGTGTCATCCTATCAAGGATATCAAAACGTTCACGAATTCGCTCAATTGCTTCTTCGTCGCTTTCTTCCTTTTTAGGTTTGGGGTTTAAATCAATTTTTGGTTGTTCTTCATATACACTAGGAGTTACATATTCTAAATCCGTTGTTGGATTTTCAATTAGTACTCTGATACTAGCGAACTGGTCTCCCATTACTTCACTACCGTTTACAGTAATGAATGGCCCTTTCTTACCAATGTTAAGTGGCTTAATAATTGGAAATACTGTATCAACGACATCGTTTTTACGGTAAGTACCAGCCTTAATCTTTACATAGTGTAGTTTATTTTTCTTTATGTTTGTCATGTAGTCATCCCCGACATAAACATTATTGTTAAAAAGCCCTTCTTCTTAACTTGTATATATTATACTAAATTTCAGGACCAATGTCAACCTTTACCGTTTTTATTGGATTTTCTTCCTGTCTTTTATTGTCTAATATATGTATATTATACAATCTTTTACACCCGAAGTCAACCTTTTACCACAAATAGTGGTAAATTATTGGGTGATATTTAGGTGCTTATATGCTTTCTGTACTGCTTTGGCTTGGTTGTATGCGTCAGCGAGTGCTGAGTGAAGGTCTTTTTGATTGCCTGAAGTGTCTTTACGCAGATCCTTTGGGACTAATTGCCCTAGTGTTCTGCTATCAGCTTCTTGCCAAAAGAACCAATTTTTGTGCTGTTCAAAACTGTTCTCAATTAGGTCTTCAAGAATACCATAATCAAATCTAGATCCTTGGGCCCATTTAAGCTCAGTGCCATTTAGCCATTTATTAAGGTCTGCAATAAAGTCCATTACTGAAACTCTATCCTCCTCTGAGAACGCTTCATCTTGGACTGCTTTATCTTGTTTACTCCACCATTCAATAGTATTAGGATCAATAACTCTGCCTTTAGCAGTTTGTTCATCAATGTTTAATCTTACATTAAATGGCGTATGAGGTTCTTCGCTACTATACGGATTAAATTTAATTCCACCAACAGTTAAAACTACTGCATCGGGCTTAGTAGCCAATGTCTCGATATCAATCATTGCGTGAGTTGTCATTTATTTAAAATTACCGTATTGTTTGTCAAAAGTTAGTTCTGCTTCTTCGGCAGATAATTGCTCTTCATTCCATGAACTGCGTTCTTCTTGATTAAGTGAACGCCATGCTTGGTAGTTTTCCAAATATGACAACTCTTTGTTATATCTAAATTGAAATTGGGAACTAATTATTGTGTCATTATCCATATTATACTCCAGTATTATGTTTACATCAATAATTATACTAAAATTTGCAACCTATGTCAAGACATTTATACATTTAATTTTTTGAAGTAATATTCGTATAAACGTTTTTCCCATCCATATGCTTCATACTCCCATGGGTGTTGTATATGAGGAATTTTGGTACGGTCCACTGCTTGTAGTTTCCACATGTTCATAGTAGGAGTCAGCTCTCCTGTTATAAACTGTTTTGCATGTATTAATTCATGTGTGAGATTAGTTAATATTTTTTCTCGTGAATAGCGATGGTTATTTGACATTCTAGCAATTTCAATTTCAATAGTTGATTCGTCGCCCCAACAATATCCACCGACTTGTTGATCACAAATAGTTAATACGTTAATAGTAACATCTACTGTACGTTTTATTTTTGTAGGTATAATATTCTCGAGTAATAGTTCACTTACTCGTTCAATTAATAGTTTGTTTTTGATTCGTCCTATAACTTGAACATGTACCATATCTTGGTTTCTACATCCAGCTATTAAATCTTCGGTGTTAATAGTCACCACTTTACACTATCCTATTGAAATATCTTCCATACCCGCTGTTCTAAGTCGCGTGATATGTCCGATTTGCCATTGCTTTGTATCTAAGCCTTTCATTATACCTAAGTACTTATTCCGTAAAAGGCTGTATTGGTTACAAAGGTGCTGTAAGTTAATTACACTTTCTTCACCATCAACAAACTTTTCAGCATCTCTGCTAGTAAGTGTTCTGTTATAACTTTCAAAGTACTTGCGAAATACTTTAGAGCGTTCTCTTCGAAGCTCTATGTTTAAATGTTCGAGAATTGCTTCAATTTCTTGTAACTGATTAAAGCGATGTTCTGTAATACCAGGAAGGGCGGCACTCAATTTCTCGAGACTCCCTTTAATGCCACATTCATATTTTGCGTCTTGAAGTTCTTTATCAAAGTAGTCTATAGAGCCTACAATTTTAGTAAGATCATCAACAACTGAATTGTACCATCCTGCCATCTTATTTTAATCCCATTCGTCATCTTCATCATCTTCGTCTAATCCAAAATGCCCAATAATTGCATTTTTCATAGCCGAGTCAAATATATTGATGTTTTCTTGAATATTGTTAAGATCGGCATTCTCATCAAAAATAGTAATTAATTGCTCTGCCGCCTGGATCCTGTCTTTCTTGGTAATGTAGTGTTTCAACCCGTCCCAAACTTCTACTAAAAAATCTAAATCAGGATCCATTATGCAACTCCCTCAGTAGTTGGATCATCTACTAAAGTTTCGTCATCTACTAAATCAGATAAATCTTCAACGTTAGAAACTTCTGGGATTTGATTCCATTCATCCATTACTACTTGTAAACGTTCTTCAGTCCACTGCTTTCTAAACTCTTTAATAATTTCTCCTGTAACAGGTGATGTATATTCTAGTTTATTACCAGTTTTTGTAACGATGCCTTTTCGTTCATATAATTCTAAAAGACCTGAGTAAGGATTCATTCCTGATTCGTACGGAATTTTAATCTGTACACTTTCAAACGGTTTGCTGTAACGAGTTTTCACTACTTTGCATGCCGCTCTTATGCCTTGGACTGTTGATACTTTGTTACCGGCTTCGTCTTCTTTTAATTTAAGTTTCTTCATAGCGACAACAATACTGCTTGCGTATATAAAGCCTTGTCCTCCACTAATCTTATCATCTGGATCAAACATATCCTGTGATGCATAAGTGTGATTAGTGCATACAAGGCCGATTGGATGTGGTGCTAGTTGATTAACTGTATTTCTAACTAAAGCTGTTAATGCCTTAGGCTTTCTACCCATATCACCTTTCATATCACCCTTTTCAAATTGGGCTACATCAGTCGGTGTAAGTAACATACCTAAACTGTCTATTACAAATAGTAATTTAGGTTGCTCGTCGTATGGTAGGTCACCATAGTTAGATTTATAGTCTTTTACAAAATCACTAATGGTTTTAGCAACATCATCAATCATGCTAACACTAATCTTCAGAAGTTTCTCTGGTGATGTGTCAACATCTAATGCTTGTAGCCAATCTTCATCTAGTGCATTCTCACTATCAAATAATACTGCTTGACAGCCGTGGTCTTGGGCATTTTTTACAATGTTTCCGGCACAAACAAATGATTTGCCTGAACCGGATTCACCTGCAAATACACTAACTTTACCTAAAGGGACTCCTTTTTGGAAGTCCCCACTAATTAGGTAGTTTAAAGTGTAGTTACCAGTTGATATCCAGTCTTGGGGATCGTGAAATCCAGCACTAATGCCAGAGATACTTTTCGTGATGCCAGTTCGAAACTTTGCTAAGTCAAATGGTTTCTGCATGTTAGTTCTCCTTAAGTGCGATTTCTAATCATGTTCAGAATGTCATCTGCACTAGGTTTTGCATCACTGTTTGCCGTAGTAGCCACCGTTGCTGTAACAGGTGCTGTAACAGGTGCTGTAACAGGTGCTGTAACAGGTGCTACTGGAGCCGCTGTTTGTGCAGGTGCTGTAGTAGATTGTGTTGCCGACTTAGGTGTTTCTACGCCATAAGGCTTGTAGAACATTGCCCAACGCTCTGGCTCATACAACTCACCGTCAACCGATGCTTGGAACATTTCGCTAATTGCATTAAGTTCATTTTGTCCAGGTCTTTTAGGTAAATAGTCTGAAAGTGTAAATAAACCATTTGCGTCAATTGCCGCTAATTCAGTTTCATCTAAACCACGCTCTTTACGAGCCCATTTTGAAGTACTGTAATCCGCATACTGTCCTTTAGTTGTTTTAGTAATTCTAAAATCTGTACCAGCAGTATAGTCAGTTGGAATGTTTTCCATATCTGGATCCATTAGTGCTGACTTAATAATGTTAAAGATTTGTGGTGAGATTACAAAACGTCTGATTGGATTTTCAGGTGGTGTTTCGGGAAGTGAATTTTCAGTTACAAATCCTTGGAAAATGTAAGAACGTTTTTTCCAATACTTTCTACCCATATCTTCTAATGAAGCATCCTTGAACCAAGGACGTACTTCAGTTAATACTGGGCAATTATCGCCGTACATTTCTGCACAAGGTACTTGTACTGTTACTGGTTTCATGTCTCCACCTTTTACTCCAGGGAATGTAAGACGAATCATTTGTCTTTCAACCCAGAAAAAAGTGTTGTCAGGATCGCTATCAGGCAAAAACCTTAGTGTAGTACTAGAGTTTTCGTTGATATTCCAGTGTGGGTAAATGGCGTTGTCTCCGCCGTTTGATAAACTGTTTGGTCTGGAATTAGATTCCATAGAGGCCAGTTTAGCCCTAATTTCTGTTAAAGATGCCATGTTATTTCTCCATATGTGCCATGTGTGTTAGAACGTCTGTGTTTGTGTTCTAACTTGGGTTATTATAATATATCTTTGCCATGTTGTCAACCTTTTTCTATCACCTGATAGCAATCGTTGTCTTTATTGTAATAGTATTTATGCTTTAAAGGGGTTTAAACCGTCTTTTATTGAGCAAAAGGTTTATCAATATTAGTAAACGTGTCTAGGAATGATTCATACTTTCCTAAATCGTCTATAGTTTCTGCCATAACTGGTGCTGAATTCTGTGCAGAAAGCAATGATGCCTTAACTGCTCTGTATTCAAAATGAGACATTGTGCCGCCTCCGGATAACTTGCTACCTATACTATTTAAGTACCCGCCTAACTTCTCGCTAGTTGCAGATTGTCCTAATTGTGATACTCTATATCCTAATTGTGCATTAGGTGTATCAAACTGCATTACATCACTTTCTTGCATAAGTGTTTTAGCATTCTTAAATGATTCGGTTTGGATAGTATTCATTATATAACTTTCAAAAGCAGATTGTTTATTAACTAACTTGCTTAATGTACTATGTGCGTTGCCTACCTTGTCGTCAAAATGTGTTTCAGTGAAGTGGTCTTCTAGATTTACTTCATTAACAATTTCAATATTGTCAAATTCTGCTAAACTTTCAACAGCATTTGCATAAGTTTTTACACCGCTAAGTTTCTTAAATGTTGTTCTGATGTTTTCAATATGTTCTTTAGCAAGTGAGACATACTCGCCATTAGTTTCATTAACTAACCCTTTCTTAGTAACATAACTAACAAACTCTTTGATATATCCAAAGTCTTTACACATTTCAATAATGCTTTCAGCGACAGTATCGTGCATCGTTCCACCATTATGTATATGCCTAGCCATTGCTCTTGCGCCATGTAAATTTTTACTTGGGAACAAATAACGTTCTTCGTTCGCTTGAATAAAAATCTTATTAATATTTCTACTTCTCGAACCACGTATTTCTTCGTTAACATCTTTACTGTGTTTAACAATAATTTTAACGTTGTCTAGTGGTTGATAACTAGTTTTTGTTGAACCGCTTACTGGTCCTAAAGTTGCTTCTGTTACTGATTCCATATCTGTCTCTTTTGTTGCTTTTGCAACACTTATTGTATCGCTTATTGGTTTGAGTGTTTTCCCAAATACTCTAAAGTCTAAATTCATTAAGTAACTTTGAGATAACTGTTTTAATTGCTTTCGCAAAACGTCAGTTTCTTCTGTATTTGAACTAACGGAAAATTTAATTGTTTCTTGAGGTACATCAAGTGTGACTAATAGATCTGGATCTTCCACGTAAAAACGTACTGCTTCTGCAGGGTCACCGACTATATTACCTTCTTTGTCATAAGTATCAACAGCAAATCCATATCCTTTTAATAAATTGAATACTTTATCTGCTACTGTTTTGACTGAAATTGCCATTTAATATATCTCCTACTTGTATTTATCAATAATGGTGTTTAAGTATTCATAATCGTTTTTATAAATTTCTTTAATCATATCTCGCACACCAGGATCAACTGTTTCATCAGTAACTATAACATTCTTTTCCATAGAATAACGTGTGGTGTGATCCCATGCATAATCCATTCCTAATTTACCATTAAAGTACTCTGAATCACCAATTTTGTTAAAGTCTAGTAGTACTAAGTTAACACCTGTGTCTTCCCAACTTGGTATTATATCGCTATATTTGTTCTGTGCATACATTAATTTATCGGGTGTTTCAATTTTTCTAATTGCATGTTGCTGTACTTTGCGTTTAAGTATATCCACTCCTTCTGGAGTATTAAAGTATCGTGCTTCTCTATCAAATACTTCTCCCATTGTAGTTCTAGCATGTGTCCACCAACTAGTATGATTAATAGTACTAATCCAAGTTTCATATGGATCTCTAATCCATAAGTAAACAGTTAAATTAAACCGTTCGTTTAATTCTTTAATTATAGTTGTACTTCGCTGAGGTTGATACCATCCTAACGAAAAATCCATCCAAGGTTTGTCAGATTTTTCTACTGTAGAGTAATAATCATGCAATGTTATTTCAAACGGCTTACCATGGTATATTAAGGGGAAGTCTGGGAATGGTTTTTCACACCATATGTATGTTTCTTTTAATTCGTA